TGCCTCAATCGCCTCTTCTTGAATACCCATAGAAGCACGTAACATATCAGTTTGTTCAGTTATGTTTGCAGAAATCGTATTGAATACACCTTCGAACTTTTCAAGTTGCACTTTGACAGAACGAATGGAGTGACTACCGCTATTGCGGGTCAACTGTCCTTCTGCTTTTAGACGTTCAATAATCGCTTCTGTTTCTTTACTGATAGCCATTTATTTTCTCTTCTGCGCTTCTTCTTTTTGTTTTTCCAAGAACTGTATCAACATAGCAAAATATAAATCTCTTTCAAACGGCATCAAATTTTCTATATCTGATATTGAGTATTTATGATGCTGCACCAGTGAAAACACAATCTGATAGTAATCTTTCAGACTCAGATGGCACAGCATTAGACGAAAAAACTTCGTAATCCTTCAATGACAAAGGTTTTATCATCACCATTAGAGTTCTTGTATTTCATTTCATGACGAAGTTTTGGCATGGTTTCAAAAAACTTTTGAATAGACTGCATAACATCACCAGTCATATTGTTCATGAATTCATCGATATCATCTTGACTATAGTCTTTAAAACTATAAGTGTCGTTTTCAGATGCCAACTGATCAAGACAAGATGTCATGATGTGATAGTTTGCAAGAGGATCGTTGGGATCCATCATGATAATTCTTTGGAACTCATCAATTGTGGGGTATTTCAAAAACAAAGTGAACTCTTCGTTGACTTTAACCTTCTTACTATGATCCTTATCTTTGACGATAGACACATCATCAATATTAAGTTCTAGTTCTACTGTTTCTTCAGTGTCTGGATCTTTGATCATAAATTTAATTTGGTTGTCCACAGACTTTGCACGGATAACCATCATGACATATTCCAAGTCAAACATTGCTAGTTTGGATACATCTGTTTTTACTAGACAGTTCTGTACGACTTGTTTGGCTGCAATGAGTTCTTGTTCACGGTCATTAGATTCTTGTGCAACCAAAAGAATCTTTTCTTCCTTGACCGTAAAGGGTCTGTATTTGATTTTTCTACCAGATGATGGAAGTTTCAATTCAAAAATAGGTAGATCAATTTTAGGTAAAGACATAATATAGTTCTCCTGTTAAATTCCTATACTTCGTGTTAGGTTATTAAATGAGTTGTTTAAACGTTGGAAGTTGTTTACTGTATCTTGAATACTGTCACCAAGGAAACCTTGGTTGACTGTTTGTTGTACCACCCCTGCAAATCCTGCAACTGCACCAAGGATGTCGAAGAAACCAGCCCCACGTCCTAGTCTTGAAGTTGGTGATCCTGCTCTGAGACCAGAGTATTCAATTCTATCATATGAGAACTGAACAGGAAGTGTAAGGTAGGAGTCATTAGATTCCCATGCAAGATCCAAATCACCAATCTGACTTGGCCATGCTTTATCTAAAATGACTTCATAATATCTACTTGGATCTTGATCTGTCGAAAAGTGTTTAATACTGATACGACAAGAATATTCATCTTTGTAACCAATTTCAAATGGAAGTTTACCATTGTCTTCTGATAAGTTACCCCCTGCAGTTCCAATGTTGATAACACTTTGCATCCATGAATGAAAGAACCTCAATATCTGATGGTCGCTGTCAACCATGAAGATTGTGTTGACTGCAGTATTCTGTACACTCATTGGAAATTGTTTTGGTAGTGCAGCGACTGATTCATAGTTTGCAACGTTTAGGGATACAGAAGGAATCTGTGCAGTCTTACAGAAGAACGTCAGATCCCTTGGTCCAATCACACTATTGACTGCAGATGGATATCCTGTTATTGTAACTTGAAATAAGTTAGCGTGAGAAGGTCCCCCAAACTTATCAAATGTGGATTTAAATTCTGATATGCGCATTATCCGTTCCTTATGATTCTACGAGAGTCTGAGTAGACCTTGTTCTTCGATGCACCCACGAAGTTCGCAGTTGGTAAAAATAAAGCTATGTCCCATTCTACAGGATTGACATAGAAAAATTTAGACCTTGTCTGACTATTCAGATAGTGTTTAATTGTTGGTTTAAACTCTTTGTATTTCGATGCCCCATTAAGTACTTTATACGAAAGTTTAAGTTTAGTTGTTTCATCATACTTATCGTTTGTCGTCAAATCATATAGTGCATCCATAAGTTTTGCACGTAAAATAGGTGGTAGGTAATGCATGTTAATACCCATAAATCCTTTTGGTGCAGGACCAATGGGAAAGATCAAAGGAAACCTATCGTAATATGGAAGAGTCTTTTTGTGTTTTGCTTCATACGCAAAAAAGTACATATTTCCATATGCAAGATTGTTGGATGATCTGTCTTTCAACTGAGTTTGAACTACCTCAGAGTTAATTGGTCCCTTCTTAACTGCCTTCTGCGCAGTATCTCTGTACCACTGTCGTGCAGAAGATTCACGTGCAGGAACTTGCCCTGAACGAATACCTCTAAGTAGAATGTCGTTAAAGAGGGTTGCTGCCATTATTCTGTCTCACATGTACAGGGTTCGTTAAAACACTGACCACACACCCATTCCTTCATCAACTTCTTGATGGTTGCGAGTGCCTTCTTACCGTCTGGGTGATTAGGGTTGACACTCACTTCATCACCGTTCACGAAGTCAGAGATGTTTGCAGACTTACCCAACGCATTAATTGCCTTGTGCAGTGGATCTTTAGGATCGTACTTTCTTTCGAAGCCAGGTTTACCTCTAAGTTCAACCCACTTCTTATCGCCTTTGTTCCACATCTTCAGAACATCTTGATCTTTCCCACGAATGAGTTTCAGTTTGATGCCTTCTGATATGAATGTTGTATACGACTTCATTACTTTATCCCTAGTTCTTTTTCTGTCATGATGACAAACTCCCAACCACGTTTTGCACAGTACTCTCTTGCTGCTTTCCACTTTGCATCATTGATCCCCCAAGTCTTGACTTCGTTTAGAAATCTACGAGACACACGTCCTGTAGGAGTTGCGTTTTTCTTTCTAGGATCTGGTGGTAACGTTTGTTTGTATGGTTTTATTTCAACCACAACTGTCTTTAAGTTACCATCACGATCTTTTCTGTTCACAATAACATCAGGAAAATATCGATGAATATGATTGTCCACAGGTGATCTGTAGGGAATAATCAATTCTTCTGACTGCCACCAGTTTACATCTGGATGTTCATCACACCATTTAAAGAATTTCAACTCCCATAAACTACGATATATGATGTTAGTTGGGTCGCCTTTATACTTTTTCGGATTCTTTGGACGGAATCTACCATTGTATGCCATAACCAATTTCACTTTTTGTTTATAAATAGATTTACTCAATAGGTATTTATAAGGTTTTAATCAAATGGCAGGAAGTAACAGACCAGAGGTTATGCGTCTCAAAGATTCATATGCCCGCAATCCAACATTGTTTTCCTTTCCTCAAAACAAAACGGGGCACTCTATTCTGTTCGTTTTCAAGGAATACGACTACAAAGGATACACTAGATCAGAAAACAGTCCTTCTTTCTATTCTCAAAGAAGTCGTAATGTCGGAAGGGGTATTGGTCAAAGATCCAATGCGATCTCTTCAACCATTAGTGGGTTTGGTAGTATAGAACTCCCATTCCCTAAACAACTACAAGATAATACTTCTCTACGTATTAATGCGTTTGAACGTAATGCAATTACTGAAGCAGTTGTGAATGCAATGTCAAACCAAGGTGTATTCAACAATAATGCGGCGCTTGGTGAAACTCTTATGGCTAAAGCAGGCGAAGTTGCAGGACTTATCCAAGACGTAGGTGCAGGAGCAGTCAGTATGTTTACGGCGGAAGGACAATCCCAAGCAATGGGTGCTCTTACTTCAGGATTAGAAGGAATTATGAACACAGACACCGCTACTGCTACTGCAGCAGCTGGATACTTAATGAGAACTCTCACTAGTAAACTCAGTGGAGACATGGCACGAACTATCGACATGGTAACAGGAACTGCAGTCAACCCTAAAGAAGCGCTTGCGTTTGAAGGTGTTGATTTAAAATCTCATTCTTTCACTTGGGAACTATACCCTTCTAATAGACAAGAGACAGAGACGATTAACAAGATTACGAAACTGTTTAAGAGAAACGCACTACCAGAAACACAAGACTTGGTTGATGGTGTATTTGAACAAACGTTTTTGAAATATCCATCTACTGTAGAGATTAAACTAGTTGGAACAAATCCAGAGTATTTCCCAAGATACAAACCATGTATGATTAAATCAGTTAATATAAGTTACGAAAACTCTGCGGGTACTGTCCCAATCATGCAAGGTGGTGTGCCTGGTTCTGTAACACTTTCTGTTGAACTTCAAGAAATGTCGGCACATAACCGTAATGATGTTGAAGAAGTTATTGGTGAACGTGATGTGGTAAGTGCACAAGCAAACCAACTACCAGCTGATTTCTAAAAGGATAAGATATGGCGAAATATTTTGAAAACTTTCCAATCGTAGATTACAATGGTAAGAAAGTGAGAGACATTACTAGAAGAAACAATTTTCTTAAAAGTGTTTCTACCAATCCAATGTTGTATCTGCCATATACTGTCAAACAAAATGAACGTGCAGAGGATGTCGCACAGTTTTATTATGGGTCGGTAGATTATGTTTGGTTGGTATATATGGCCAATCAAATTATCGATCCTTATTACGAATGGCCTATGGACGAGGAAACCTTCAACAAATATCTCATTGCAAAATATGGGGAAGTTTCTGGTGAGACAGGAGATGATGTTGTCGATTGGACAAAAGAAGAAGGTAACGATGAAAATATCGTTTACTACTATAAGGAAGTATAAGATATGGCAGTTGATCAGGTTATTCTTGCACCAGAATCATTTAGAACGATCTATCTAAGAAAAGAAGATCGTGTAATTCTTCGTACAGAACAGGGACGTAAGATTATTATTAAACGTATTATTCCTGATGAGTGGAAAGAATATCGTATCTACGAATATGAGAAAGATAGAAACGAAGCAAAGAAAGATATTTTTCTTTTTGATAATAGATTCTTACCACAGTTAACAAGGGAGTTCGTTGAATCTATTAGCGACGAATAATAAATGGCAGAATTTAACCCAACATATGCTGTTTGGAAAAATATTGTAGTAACTCCTCATGACGGAAACGCAGAAGAAGATATTACAAAACTTTGCACCAGACTTGACTTCACGCAGAGTATTAATTCTAGTGCGTGGACTGGTTCTATGCGCATTTTGGATTCTTCGGGTTTGTTGGAAGGAAAGGGGTTTAAACTTAGAGGAGAAGAAAAACTAACCTTCGAAGTGGAGACTTACGATGGTAAGATGGAAGATCCTCTTAAAATCACGGCACAAATTCTTAGTATCACAGAAGTCTCGCCACTCGAAAACCTTTCTGGGGTAACATTCACGATAAACTTTATTTCCAAAATAAGTTATACTGCAGGTTTAAGAAGAGTACGTGAAGCGTTCGTTGATCTTCCAGCTTCTGAAATTGCAGAAAAGATCTTTAAAAAGTATTATGCAAACGGCAGACTTGTAGAGGACACAAGCGCTCCAAATGAAATCATTCCTTTCAATGCAAAGAAATTTAGAACAACCGATCTAGGTAGTAGACAAAGAAAACCTTTTTACATACAACCTACAGAGGGGGTGATGCAGTGCGTTATTCCCAATCTACCACCCAGCGATGCAATGAATTTTCTTACACAAAGATCTTTCAGTCAAAGTTCGCCTTCTTGTTCCTTTAGATTTTTCGAAACTTTTACAGGTTATTGGTTTGTTACAGACGAATTTATGATTCAACATGGATTAGAAAATAATCAAACCATTGAAGAATTTTCTTACAACGTTCAAAACTCCCAAGACGGACAAGATGCAGAATTGCAAGTGAAATCTTTTAAGGCTTTCAAAAACCCTTCACGTGTAAATACCGCAACTGATTTGCATAGTGGTGGTTATAGAAACAAAGTCATAGAAGTAGATCTAGGAAGAAGACGTGCAAGAAACATCGATTATGATTACATTGAAGATGCAGACTACGTTGATATGTCTGGTCAAAAAACATCTTTGAGAAATGTACCTCATACAGAAGAATATATTAGAGAAACTTTTACAGATGAAAATGCACGTAGAATGCTTGTGTTCAAAGACTGGTATGATGAAAACGGACAAACACTAAGATCTAATCAACACTATCCAGAAATTCTTCAAAACAGAAGTGTTTATACTCATCACTTAGGACAAACAATAGTTTCTGTTAGTTTGAATGCGTCAAGATTAGATCTAAGGCCAGGCAAAATTATATCGGTAAGATTACCAAAGTTTACAATTGCTTCTACACCAGACTCACCTTATAATGACGAGTTGTCTGGTAATTATTTAATTGTATCTATATCACATTCTTTGCAAGACGATGTGATGACAACAAATGCGTCTCTTGCCAAGTATGGATGGAGTGGAGAATATAGACCATGATGGAATCGGGTATTGGCATAACTAACCCACTATTTTTTATTGGTGTGGTGGAAAACAACAGAGACCCTCACTTCGAAGGTCGTATCAAAGTTCGTGCGTTTGGTATTCACGGTGACAACTCGGAGATCCCAACCCCAGAACTTCCATGGGCAATCTGTGCAAAGGGTGACTATGATCCAAACGGATCTGTGCCACCATTGAATTCATTTGTATACGGAATGTTTTTGGACGGACGTGCAGCGCAACATCCACTTGTACTTGGACTTATTCCTTCACAATTTGCAGAACCCATCAACCCAGAACAAAATGGATGGGGTGTCGTACCAGATTGTAACGGAGAACTACTAGCGCAGGGCGCAAGACCAGAAGATTTTGGACAACCACAAAACTCACGACTTGCACGTGGTGAAAACTTGGAAGAAACTTATGTTCTTCAACAAGAGATGAACCGTGTTGAAAATGTATATATTGCAGGTCAACAGGAAGTAGAACCAAACGAGGACGAACAAATAACATGGAGTGAACCTAGTCCTGCATACGGTGCAAGGTATCCATACAACCGTGTCATATCAACTGCAAAACACTCAATTGAAATAGACGACACGCCAGGCGCAGAACGCATTATGATTTACCACAACGAAGGATCGTATGTGCAAATTGATTCACGTGGATCTACCACACACAAGTCTGTGGGCGACAAATACGAAATCAACGACAGACAACAACATGTGTATGTTGGTGGTCCAAGTATGGTTACGATCAATAGTGATGCATATGTCTATGTCAGAGGTAATAAAACTGAAGAGATCGAAGGTGACTACAACATGATTGTACGTGGAAACGCACAGTTTGGTGTTGGTGGTTCCTTCTTTGTTAACGCAAGTGATCAGTTGCAAATGAGAGCCGCAGACGTGATGTTGGACGCAAACGTTTCCACATTAGAAATCTTTGGTAAAAAAGAAATCAAAATGACAACACCTATTGCGTTCTCTATGACTGCGAAGAAGATGTTCCAACACATAGGGGAAGAGTGGCACGGAAAGTCTGATGGATTTATCAAGTTTGAATCTACGGATGGTTTCTGGCAACAGTCAACAGACGCAGGTTTCAACTTCAAGGCTGCAGAGAATATCCAATTCCAAACAGACGAGACGTTCTCACTCAAAGCGGGGGATGCAGTTAATGTTGATCCAGGCAGTGGTATTATCGATCTTGCAAGTGGATCTTCAGTAGAATCAGAAGCGGCAGAAGCAGAGGATGCGCAAATCGCAGAACAAACTCAGATGCCAGAACCACCCGCAAAGTCTACTGCGATTGTTAACTCTGAAATCGCATCAATGGATGCACCAGTATCTATGGCAACAGATGATAGTGCAGACCCATCTCATGAAGAAGAAGGTAGTAACTACTTCGACAACATGGGTGTCGCACAATTAGAGAAAGAAAATCTAACGGTTGGGAATACATATAAGATAGGTAACACGAATTATACATTACAATCTAATCCAAGTGATCCAGAAGATTCTAGTCTTTGGTACTTTGAGGAACAATAAAGATGGCAAAAAGTAATTGTATTGACTTAAACGATCAGATATATCAGTCCAGACAGAGACTTGGCGGTGCTCCCATCAGTAATGGTGGGGAACTGAACGTATATGCTATTGAAAATTATAAAGCAGAATTCTTAGAAGGGATCAAAACAGACAGTTTAACTGATCCTGTAGATCTTCAAGTTTCTCTTCATGGAAATGCATTTTATGAATCGTTAACAGATTTTAATAACTTTTTAAGTGGAAGTCAATTAACAGACTATCCTGAAGTGTTGGAAAGATTTGAAAAGGGACCTATTTCCACAATTGAATTCGCAGACTTTTGTGGTGCGTATAATTACACCCCACCTAAGATTAAAACTGCGTCTACACTTGCAGACTTGAACCTATTAAAAAATTTGAATTCATATTATAAAGATCCTAATTCAAGTATTCTTGGTGGATTTTGTAGTATGATGCCTCAGGTATTTGGCGCAATTGGTGGTTTCTTTACTATTATTGGTTCTGTTGCAGGTCTCATCAATGATGCAATTGCATTCTTAAATAAAATTAGAAACCTTGAAGATCCGATTAAAGCGATCATTGAAAAGATAACAGTAAAAGCACTTATCGAATCTATTAAAGAAAAAGTGGGTCAGGTTATTGAAGAAACTTTTGAGTCGGTAGTGAATGCAGTTAAAAACTTTGATCTTGAAGAAACTATTGGTGAAATAAAAACATACATCAATGAAAAGGTATTTGCAAAAGCTGCACAGATTAAAGATGACATTTCTGCCATTCTTACAGACGAAAATAAAGAGGGTTTAGTTGAAAAGGTAAAAGCACTTTTTGATTATGCGGTTGGACTTTTCTCTAATCCATCTTTGGAAGAAATTCAGTTTTTGATTGCAAGATTTTGTGCTTTTGTGTCAAACATTGAAGCGTTGATTAAAGACATCAAAACACCAATGGACAACTATGCATTTAAGTATCAAAGAATTGTTGGTCGTTTAGAAAGAGTTTCCAACTTAGCTACTGCAGCTGCGGTCAGTGCAGGTGCAGTTCGTTTTGATTCTGAAACTCGACAAACTGAAATAAATAGAATGAGAGAACAATGGCAAGCGCCCCCAAGTACAGGAACAAACGACAATCCACAAGACGAACCGACAGATCCTACAGTAAGTAACCCTGCAAGACTACCAGATACTTATGGTGGATGTGGCGGAGAAGTTGATGCTGCACCATCACAACACCACACACCATCTGGTGAAGCACCAAACAATCCCCACCCACCACTACCTAGTGAGTTTGGGGACATACCTACTTGGGATGAAATTAAGGATGGAAACCATCCAAGAATTGCATTCACTTCGGGTATGGGAGAAAGAGGATGGACTGGTATAAATCCAGATGTGAAAGCAAAACTTATGAGACTGCAAGGACTAACTGGTGCAAAGTTGACTATCAATAGTGGATTTAGAAGTGAACAATATCAAGCGGCACTTAGAGAAAGATACAGAAGACAAGGTAAGTCTCGTGGAACATACACTGAAGGGCGTGGTTGGAACTATGGTGTAGCATGGAACTCACAACACATGCAAGGAAATGCAATTGATGTTGCGTGGGGAAATTGGAGTAGGTCGAAGTTTATTGATGATGCAAGGAGATGTGGATTTAAATTTATCAAAAGATACAACTCTTTCGTTCACATAGATACTGTAGAAAGAAACCCAAGGTAAAGTAAAATGACATTAAATGTTTTTACACCACAAACAAAAAAGATTAATCTTTATTCTGACTTTAAAAAGGATTTAGAGATTAATCTTTTAACAGATGATCTTGCGGTCACAAGAGATGAAGACGCAGTCAAAGAAGCTATGCGTAACCTTATGTTGACAGATCGTGGTGAACGTTTAATGCAACCTTATCTTGGTGCGGGACTAAAAGAACTTCTTTTTGAAAATCTTACACCTGCAACATTAGAACTGATTAAAGATCGTGTCCAAACTACACTGGAAATATATGAACCACGTGCAGACATTATTGATGTCACCGCCGCAGGTTCTTTAGATGAAAACGAAGTATATGTTAATGTAAGATTTTACATCAGTAACAGAGAACAGCCAATCACGCTTGATGTGATATTAGAGAGGACAAGATAAATGGCGACTCCAACACCAATAGTTGAACTTGACTTTGAAGCAGCCAAGGATCAACTCAAAGATTACTTAAGATCACAAACGCAATTCAAAGACTATAACTTTGAAGGGTCAAACATGAGTGTGTTGTTGGATGTCCTCGCATACAACACATATCATAATAACTTCTACACCAACATGGCAATATCTGAGATGTTTCTTGACTCAGCGATTTTGCGCAACTCTGTAATCTCACATGCAAAAGAACTCAACTATCTGCCTCGTTCTCGCAAATCACCAAAAGCGGTTGTTCGTGTTCGTATTGACGATCCACAGGGAACTATTACAGACCAGACTGTCGTTATTCCGACATATACTGAGTTCACAACATCGTTTTTGGGAACAACATATAACTTCGTGACTAATGAAACGTATGTTGCACGTAAAACTGCACCGAATGTATGGGAGTCGGGAGATATAGAAATCTTTGAGGGTGAAGTCCTTGCCTCTTTCGAACGTGAAGGTTTCCTTGTTGATGATAACGGAGTTCTGCGTGTTGCACTCTCTAACCCAGAAGTGGATACAGACTCTATCGTTTGTTTTATCGATGCAGAGGCAACAGAAGATCAGAACGTCTTTACATACAGAACAGATATTTTTGGGGTGGGACCAACCGACAAAGTATTCTATCTAGAACCTTATTTTGATAACCGTTACAACATTTACTTTGGTGGTAACGTATTCGGTCTACAACCATCAGAATTCGAAGACGTGAAAGTACGTTACCGTATTACAAGTGGACCAGAAGCGAATGGTGCAAATAAATTCACATCTTCTTTCTTATCTAATGTGCAGATTACAGTAACCACGGTGCAAGCAGCTTCGGGTGGTGCGGAAAGAGAATCTATCGATAGCATCAAAACTAATGCACCAAAAGCATTGCAGATTCAAGATCGAGCGATCACAACCAATGACTATGAGATCCTTTTGAAACAAGAGTTCCCAGAGATTAATGCGGTTTCTGCATATGGTGGTGACGAATTGGAACCGCCACAGTTTGGTAAGGTTGCAATCAGTGTTTATTTGAATGACAATGCACAGTTGATTTCTCAGACACTTGCAAACTCGTACATCGAATTCTTGAAGAACCGTACACCATTGACGATTGAACCATTCTTTGTTAAAACAGAATTCTTGTATGCAGATCTGAATATTAATGTTTATTATACTCAAAAAGAAACAGAAAAATCTGGCGATCAAATCGAATCGTTGGTTAGAGATGTGGTATCGAAACACTCTACAAATAATTTGAATAAATTTAAATCTAAATTAAGACTTTCAAGATTGTCGAAAGAATTGAATGACATCGACACTGCTATTGATAGTAATGCTATAAAAGCAAAACCTATTATTGAATTCTCACCAACAATTAATCAGTTATATAACCCAAGATTTGTATTTGGTACTGAATTAATTCGTCCATATGCATACAATCAATCGCAGGGATTTACAAACTACACTCCTGCAATTGTTTCTAGTGTCTTTGATCAAAATGGAATTTGTGTATTTTTCCAAGACGATGGTCAAGGTAATATTCAGATTGTTACTGATGATGTTTCAAATCCACAGATTGTAAACCCAAGTGCGGGTACAGTAAACTATGAAACAGGTGACGTTAAGTTGGTTAACTTTGAAACAGAGAGTTATCCAGGCGCTGCAATTAAAATTTATGCAAATACAAAACAAGATGACATCACTTCACCTAACGGACGAGTGTTCTTAATTCGTGACGAAGATGTTCGTGTTAATGTGTACTTGGACAATAAGCTTGTTGCAGGAATTCAAAATAGTGCACAAGATCCAGTAATTCTTGATGCTCCAGATGCAAGTGGAGTTATCACGAGAACAACTGGTGGTAGCGGAAGTTCAGGCAGTGCAGGTGGATCTGTTTACTCATCATCCCAAGGTGGAAGCAGTGGATACTAATAAATGGCAGATTATAACCAAGCAGAAATTCTAAAGAAGATATCATTCTTCATTGATGCGCAGTTCCCCGCACTCTATAAAGAGTTCGGACCAGAACTTGTGCAACTTGTCAAAGATTATTATGCCTTTTTAGAAACAGACACAAATCAATCTGTTTATAACATCAGAAGAATTTTTGAATATCGTGATATTTCTACGACATTGTCGAGTATGGTTATTCATTGGCAAAGAAAATTTCTTGCGGATCTACCATTAAAAGAATCACAAGTCCCCTTTATTATTAAAAACATTATGGACTTGTATCGTTCAAAGGGTACAGAACAAGGCATCAAACTTTTCTTTAGAATTTTCTATCAAGAAGATATTGATGTTTATTATCCTGCACAAAAAATGTTTAAGTCATCGGCATCGACTTGGAGGACTGGTACTTTCTTACAGATGTTTCCAAATAGTAACGAATTTTCTTCCAAAACAGGCGTTGAATATTCTTACTTAGATTTACTTGGAAGAAACATCATAGGTTCAACAACTGGTGCAAAGGCTTCTGTAAACAAAATTAACTTTGTTTTGTTGAACGGCATTATTACACCAATCATTTACATCGATAACTTGCAAGGTAGTTTTGTAAAATATGATGATGTGTTGTGTCAGATTGGCGGGGAAACTGTTTCCTTTGGTAAAATTAATGGATCTCTGAACGATATAACCATTGATACAAGATGGAGTGGCGCAACCACAGGTAATGAAGTAGGTGATATTTTCGAAGTTGAAGGAACCTATGGTTATGGTGGGCGTGCAATTGTTACTGGCATCACAAACGATATCACAGGTTATGTTGAATATGAATATATTGATGGTGGGTTTGGATACACGGTAGAAAATACTAGATTACTTGTTAGTGATCAAGTTGTTATTCTTGCGGGATCGTCTCAGTCAACAGATTGGGAAATTGGAGAAACAATTGGTGATAACTTTGGTAATGAAGGTATTGTTACAGGGTTCAACGAGGTCGCACTTGCAGTAAAGATGAATGACAGTGAAGAGTTTGATGCTGATCAATCTCCCACGATTCGTCGTAGAAGTTATGGTAATACAGATATTTTATATGCTGATATCACCAATAAAAATTCAAGTTCGCCTGGTATTTTATATCCAGATGGTGTACCACAGGATGCGAATGCGCAAGTCATTGCAGTCATTGACGATGTCGAAACTGTTTCTCTCATCACAGATCCAATCCAACCATTCGTTAATGTTTTAATTAACTCTTCTAACTACAACGATGTTCCGCCTGCAGGACAAGCAATGTCTGGTACTGCAAATCCAGTGACACTTGCAACACCATTGAACGAAGCGTTTGACTTAACACCTTTCGACATTGGTAGAATTGACATCTTTAGAAATG